AAAAGAAACTTAGAGAGCAACCTGATATATTTTATTTTTAATAAAATAAATAAAATATAAAATAAAATAAAATACACAATAAAATACAATATAAAATAAATACAATACACAATAATATGGATACAGTTTTTGTTTTATTAACTGATAAAGAATATTTATATAAAGCAAAAGTAACAATCAATGATTTACGAACAATTGGAAACTGGAATAACCAGATTGTATTAATTACAATTGATTTTGAGTTGGACGACACTTATAAATCATCGCAAAATATAACTGAAGCCAAGTTTCCTTTAATTGATAAAACAATTTTATTGGAAAAAATTGGTTCTAATGGATTTTCCAAGAGTGATAAGAGAGAAATACATAAATTAAATCAATGGGAGAAATTACATGTATTTGATGATTATTTTTTACAGTGGAATAGAGTTGTATTTTTAGATGCCGGATTGCGTGTATTAGATAATGTTACCTATTTATTAGAATTAGATTACAAAAACTCAATATTAGCTCCAAATGACGCATCTCCTAATTTCAGATCAGATCAGATTTTTAGGCATCAATTAAGCTACGATAACCCAAACACAGTTGAATTAGTTAAGACGGACTTTGGTGAAGACATTTTTGAGTCATATCATATGTTAAATTGTATGTGGGTTTATGATACAAGTATTTTAAAAATAGTAAATAAAAAACAATTAATTGACGCAATGAATAAATATACATTATGTAAGACAAATGAAATGGGGATAATGAATTTATTATTTCATTTTAAATTTCATTTATGGAGAGAACTACCATTAAAAGCTTCTAATGGAAAATATTTATTTGAATGGTGTGAGTTAAACCATTCATTCTATACTACATGGCATGATTATTGCTTTATAAAATATCCTATTAGTCTTAAATTAAACGAAATAATTACTTAGTTTACAATAATACCAACATTTAATTTAACATTGAAATCCTCCAGTTTGTGATGGTTTATAATATGACAATTCGTTTTGAATATAAGAATTTTTTATATTTGGTAAACTAAATACTCTATGACAAAATACACAATCCTCTTTTCTATGAAATTCTGCTTCTTCTGGAAACTGAACTTTATCTAAAATAATTCTTTTTACTGTAACTTGCGAATGATGTATTTTATCATTTATATTATCGTAATAATTAATATGTCTAATACATCCAGATGTACATCGCATTAACGAATCAGATCTTATATTTATATTTTCTATTTTGTTAAATAAAGTCACGTCAAATTTTTCATCATTAAAATAATTATGTAAAATAATATCGCTATTTGTTTCTTCGATTGCTTTTAATAATATTTCAATTCTTTGTGGATGCATTATATCATCCGCATCAATAAAAGTAATGTAATCCATATCTGTTAATTCTGAAAGAGCAATATTTCTGTTTTGCGATGCGTTCTTTTTATCTTTAACAACAATTATTTCTAAAGAAAAATTATATTCTTTCGCATGTTGGAATCTTGACGTTGAAGAGCAACTAACCACCACTTTATTTGGAAGCACTGTTTGATTTTGAATAGAATCTAGTAATTGAAATAAATGTTCTATATGATTAATATAGCATGGAATTGCAACACCTATTTTCATTTATAATTTAAATGTTTATATATTTAAATTATATTTATATACATTTAAGTGCTATAATAATCTATTACAATTTTATTTTTTACACATCTACCACTTATTAGCCTTTTTGACACTGATTTTAGGCCCAGCTCCACGTTTCTTAACATTATTAGGGTCATATTTTTCTTCATCATCATCATCATTCATTCCTTTTGATAATTCCCAGAATTCTTTAGAACCTAACCTAAAATCGTTATGGTTATCAGCTTTATACCAAAAAACTTGGTCGTGTAATTTATTAGATTTAGAGTTATTATTAATTACCAAGCACTCATAATTCTCAGTACATTGGTCCATTACTTGACAAAATGCTTCAAATGTTGGAAACATACCAGCATAATTTTCATAAATTCTTCTTCTATTTGCGATATAATTTTCTCTCAAAATAAAGACATAATCAATATTTGTTCTTAGGGTAGGAGGTATGCCTAATGGATATTGCATTGTAATAACTAACATAACCTTCCAATGTCTCCCGTTCATAAATAATAACCGCATCATCTTATCACGCGCCCATGTGTTGTCGTATAAACAATCATCTAAAATAACAAAAGCCCGAGGATCAATTGTGCTGCGTTTGAAAGTTTCCATTTCTTTTTTAATTTGCTTTAATACCGTGCGTTGTCTTTTTAAAATATTTTCAATAATGGCAGTGTTATATTCATGATGAACGAATAATTTCGGCACCATTTTTCCGTAAAATCCGTTCCCTTCTTCTGTTCCAGATATAACTGTGCCAATTGGTATTTCTTGTTGGTAATAAAGTAGATCTCTAACTAAAAAACTCTTACCGGTATCACGTTTACCAATTAGAACTACAACAGGACCTTTATTCTCATTAGGTTTGAAGCTAATGCTCTTCATATCAAACTTTTTTAGTTCTAATGTCATTCTTATTTAATTTAGAAATTATATTTTGATATTTTTTACGCAAATTATTAGATATTATATATTAACAATTACATTTATAATAAGTTAAAAATACATATAATTTAATATAATAATTAGCTAATGATGATAAATTTGAATTATCAAAAAAGGAAGAATGCTGAGCTTTTCAAAAGTTTAGAGAACCCGTCGTCGCTTTTTCTCTCTAATACACAAAATTATATACCAATATATACCAGATTTTTTTCACTGAACGATACTAATTACAATGGCATCAACTTGAATCATAGATGGCATATATCTAGCGTTAAAGAAGAAAGCGAAGATAATAAAAATTTATATAATTGTCGTGTTAAAAATAATAATAACAAGGTAAAAGATAAGGAAGTTTTTTTTAAAATGGCGCCTTTATTGGATCCATTTAAATTTTTAATTGGGAAATATAATATTGAAGACCCTACTTTATTTAAATTACCGCAATTGTGTTCAAATGAAACAGATACTAACTGTAAATTTATGGATGTTAATAATTCCGCATATATTGACGGATTTTTTTTATTTTTAACTAGCAATTTAATTTATGATACTAAATTTATTCATGGAGTTGATTATTATGGCTCTTATTTAGCTATTAAAAATGAGTTTAAACTAAATGTGTACGATGATCTTGATTATTTGTCTACTTCTGATTTTTTTAATAAAAATAAAAATATTTTATTTACAATAGATGAGTGCGAACATTTGTTACAAGAAAATACAAAATTAAGTCCTATTATTATCGATCACGATTCAAGCGCAAAATCACGATTTTCTATAAAATCCATTGACAATGAATTATTTGAAGACATTTTTGAAAAAGATTGTAGCACAATAGACTTGAACGATTTAAAAGAATTATCTATCGATTTAGTTGATATAACTAATATGACTAATATGCCTAATATAAATACGAAAGATGATAATAAGGTCACTTTAAAATCTAATTCTACCTGTTCTTCTAGATCATCCCATACTTCTATAGGTGACAATTTAGAAGAAGAGTGTAATAATTGTGATAGAGAAAAAAATGAAGAAGGAGAAAAAGATGGAGAAGGAGAAAAAGAAGGTGATGAAGATGAAGATGAAGAAGGTGATGAAGATGAAGATGAAGATGAAGAATATGATGAAGATGAAGAAAGAATTGATGTTACTATTCCCAAATTTCCAGTCCAAGTTATTTGTATGGAATATTGTGAAAATACTTTTGACGATTTAATTTTATCAACAGACTTGACTCCAGATGAATGGTATTCTGCTTTTATGCAAATTATCATGATTTTAATTACTTATCAGAAAATTTTTAGTTTCACACATAATGATCTTCATACTAATAATGTAATGTATAATAGTACAGATAAAAAGTACATATACTATTGTTACAATAAAAAGAATTATAAGGTGCCGACATATGGCAGAATTTTTAAGATAATAGATTTTGGAAGAAGCATTTATAAATTTAACGGAAACTTATTTTGTAGCGATAGTTTTCAAATCGGTGGAGACGCAGCTACACAATATAATACTGAGCCTTATTTTAATGAAAAGAAACCAAGATTGGAGCCAAATTTTAGTTTTGATTTGTGTCGTTTAGCTTGTTCTATTTTTGATTATGTAATTGATGATTTTGATGAAATTAAAGATTTAAGTAAGTGTAAAAACCCAATTAAACGTTTAATTGTTGAATGGTGTTCAGATGATAAAGGAATTAATATGTTATATAAAAATAATGGTGTAGATAGATATCCTGATTTTAAGTTGTATAAAATGATTGCACGATGTGTTCATAATCATACTCCTCATGCGCAATTAGAACGTCCCGAATTTAAAATATTTTCTAACTTTAAGGGTGAGGTACCTTCTGATTGTATTAATATAGATAATATTCCAGTTTATGTATAAATATCTTGATTATTATGATTTTTCATATGTTTTACATTATATAAAATTATTTAGTATAGGTTATTTAGTATAGGTTATTTAGTATAGGTTATTTAGTATAGGTTATTTAGTATATTATATAATATAATAAATAATAATGAATAATTTTGGGTTTATTATAACTAGACACGTTAATTCCGAAAAAACAAATAAATATTGGAATCACTGTATAAAATGTTTAAGAATGTTTTACCCGCTTAAACAAATTATTGTCATAGATGATAATAGTAACCCTGATTTTATAAAATCAGATTTAAATTATAAAAATGTACTAGTTATACAATCTGAATTCAAAGGAAGAGGTGAATTATTGCCATATTATTATTATTTAAAAAATAAATGGTTCAACAATGCTGTAATTTTACATGACAGTGTATTTTTTCATATAAGAATTAATTTTGAAAAATTAATAGGCACAAAAGTACTACCATTATGGTTTTTTTATCCTGATAAGGAAAATCTAAATAATACTTTGAGGATTGCTAATTCTTTAAAAAATTCTATGCCAATAACTGGAAAACTTTCGCTAGACGTAACATCATTGGGAATGCCCCATACAAAATGGTATGGATGTTATGGTTGTCAAAGTTTTATTAATCATGATTTTTTAATACATTTAGAACAAAAATATAGCATAACAAATATGATTTCACGAGTACTTTGTAGAGATGATAGATGTTGTTTAGAGAGAATATTCGGTGCTATATTTTTTACTGAAAATCCAAATATTCTTAATAAAAAATCAATATTGGGAGACATTATGAAATATCAAAAATGGGGATATTCTTTTAAAGATTATGAAGATGATTTAAAAAATTGCAAATTACCAAAAGTAATTGTTAAAGTATGGACTGGTCGTTAATATATTTAATACATGTATAAATATTCATAAACGTATTATATTTTGTTAGTCTTTTTGTATGTCTTTTTTTATATGTCATAATAGTAACATATAAAAAAATTAAAATCCAGGATTATCTGTAAATACAGGTGTTGATCCTTCACCACTTTGAATAATAGGTTTTAATTGGTCTAAAATAAAATGGCCGCTAATTACACTAAAATAAACCAATAGAGTATCCCTCATTAATAATTTCAATGGCTTATTCTCTTTTTCAACAAATCTCATTTCAATAAATTTTACTATAAAAAAAATTATAGATATTATTGCAGCTATTACAAATATATTATACATTTGAAATAATAAATCAAAATCTTATTATTATTTTTACGCAATTATTCTAAAATTTCAATATCATCAATCAATAAATCTGGCAATAAATCAATTGAGGATTCTTCAAAACTGTAAAGATCCGAAGAAGATAATTCCATCGGTTGATCGGTAATTTTTATTTTAATATTATCATTATCGTTCTCATTTTCCATTCTTCTTTGTTGTGCTCTTATTTCACTTATTTCTTCCAAACGTTCAATTGACTTAGGTGCTGTTATTGAGGTTACATTACCATTTTCACTTGAAACATAATCTATATCATTAAAACTTAATCTATTTCCGCCTGATTGAAGCTGAGGAGTTTGTATATTTAAATTTGGGTTATTTGGATTGTTTGGATTGTTTGGTTGATTAATTATTGGTTCCTCTCTAATTTCTTCTTTGATTTCCTCTACTACATCTTCTTCTACGGTCTCATCCATATAAGCTTTTAAAATTGCCTCTACAGGAATACTTTCCCTTAATGTATTTAAAATACATTCTTGAACAATAATTTCCAGCTCTCTATGATGTTTTTGCATTTGAAGTGGAGGAATATTAGTTTCAAATAAATATACATTCTTATAGATTTTTCTAGCTACATTAACATAAGTTTTATGAATAAAATCATCTAACTTTGGAATATTAATATCTATTTTTTTTTGTTTTTGTCCTACTCGCATAGCAGTTAAAATTTTTAGTTGAATAATATGAACACATGTAACTAAATCTTCTAAATAATTACATCCTGATTTTTCACATATTCTTTTTCTCTCTATTTCAATAATTGTAGCATTCCATTTCGGAATTCTTGAAATAAAATTTTGAAATGTCATTAAATATTTCTCCATTTCACCATTTTCTTTACAAATATTAATAGCTTCATCTAAAATAGATTTATACCCATCAATGATTAAAGGTGTCATTATAGTAACTAATCTAGAGGACCATTCATTACGAGACTCGTGGAGTGAACTAACATTAAAATCGTCCATTTACATAAAACTTATATTTTCTAAAGATATGTCTGAACTCAAAAAAACAAAATTTAAAATAAATAAAATGATAAGTTTTTCGTTTCTAAATTCTTTTCTTACACGATTAAAAGACAATAGCATTTCATATCTCTTTTCTAGTGTTATAAGTGTATCTAAAAATTTAGGGTTTTCAAATAAGTTTAAAATATCGATTCCACTATAACCTTTTTCATATAATTTTGTACATAACAACATTAAATCATTAATATTAGTATTTTTATCTACAGATTTAATAAGCTCTTTTTTAAGCCAGTCAAGTCGTTGAATCTTTAAATCCTTTGTTTTAAAGACTTCGTTCAAATTATATTTGTAAAGGTTAATTATAACTCCATTAACCATTGGTTCTGGAACATAAATTTCACAAAAACGCGATAAAATCGGTTTCATTAAATTATATTTATCTTCAGCAATAATAAAAAATCTGGTATTGTGACTAAAAAGTTCAATACATCTTCGCAGCGCAGACTGTGCGTCCATTGTTAATTTATCTGCGTTCATTAGCACTATACTTTTAAAAATATTACCTCCATTTGAATTTATATGTGTCTTAGCAAAAAATTTAAGCTCGTCTCGTATGAATTTGATGCCTTTTCCATGAGAGCAATTTACATACATTACAAATGATTTTATTTTCTCTCTATTATTACCATAAATTTTAGAAATAAATTCATTCACAATTGTTCTTTTACCACTTCCAGAGGGTCCATGAAAAATAATATTGGGTATTTTATGAATGGACTGAAAGTATTCCAATTTTTCTTTTATAGTTTGATGTATATTCAAAATCATTTTAAACCTATTATATTTTAATAATTGTTTTTATATTTTAATATAACGTAATTAATAAAATAAAACCATTTATTTTTGTTCATTTATTTTTGTTCATTTATTTTTGTTCATTTATTTTTGTTCATTTATTTTTGTTCATTTATTTTTGTTTCAATATAATTTACAATCGACTTATAATATA